CTGGTTGCGGCTATCCTAACCTCTCTGCACTCTATGAGATTTCATCTAGCTTCAGATATAAAGATAATATCCTCATAGCAGATGGAGGCATTAGATCTTCAGGAGATATTATCAAATATCTTGCTGCTGGAGCTAATGCTGTAATGCTAGGTAGAATGTTATCATCTATAGATGAGTCTCATGGTTGGCAAGAATCTTTCTTTGGAAAACCTTATAAATACTATAGAGGTCAAGCTTCTAAAGAGTTTCAGGTTCAACACAGAGGTAAAGTAAATGGTACGCCCGAAGGGGTGCAATCTAATAAAAAGATTTATAAGTCTGGCTCTTTCGCCGACTTTAATAATCAAACTAAATCAGCAATTGCTTCTGCGATTTCGTATTTAGGTATCAACTGTATCCAGGAATTAAATCCTGACAATGTTAAATTTGTTCGAATAACTACTTCTGGCTTACAAGAAAGCCACCCCCATATTTTACTAAAATAAAAGAAGGAGATTTAATTGTACATTACCCAGGTCGATGAAGTTGTAACCCTGCTAAGAGGTAAACTAGTAGACTATCTTAAGATTAAACTTGGTAAGGATTTTGACTACACCAAGAAGTTCAAATGCTTCGTGCATGACGACTCTAGTCCAAGTATGCACATCAACCCAAAGGCAGGTAACGAAGCTGTTAAATGCTTTGGTTGTGGATTTCACGGCGATATCTTCACCGTAGCAAACCACTTTGATAACCTGCCAACAAATGGTCCTGAATGGCTATTTGTTACGCTTCCTCAGCTTGCTGCTACCCTGGGTATCGAATACTCTCCAGGCACGCTTACAGCTGAAGATAGAGAGCGTATTAATCTCTACAAGATTGCTCAAGATATTTCAGATATTTTGGCTTCGCTATCTCTCCAAGATAACGAATACATTGTAGAACGTAATTGGCTTCAGCGTAGTGTTCCTATCGGCTCTATTGATCAAACTGTATTGATCAATAAGCTAATTGAGCGAGGCTGGAGCGCTGAGTATATTAACTCTACGAATCTTATTAAGACTCGCTATATAAATTACTTTGGTGAGGATAAGGTAACTTTCCCAATCAAAGATCATGTAAAGCGTACTCTTGGTTTTATTTGCCGTAATATTGGTCATGAAGAAAAGCAACTTCCAAAGTATATCAATACTCCGGAATCATTAATCTATAAGAAGAATCAAGCTCTTATGGGCTTGGACGTTGCCTACCAGGAAGCTAAGAAGTATGGACTCTATATTGTCGAAGGTCCAGGCGATCTTATGCAGCTTTATCGCCTTGGTGTTAAGAACGCTGTTGCTGTATGTGGCACTGCTTTTACTGAAGCTCATTTACTACTTCTCAAGCAACTAGGGATTAGAAAGATCTTCTTGAACTTTGACTGGGACCAAGCGGGTTATGCTGCTACTCAACGAGTTCTTGAATCTATTCTCAAGGTTACTTCTGGTTTTACTATTCACGTAGTAATGCCTCCAGAAGGTGATTTCAAAGACGTAGACGATTTCCTAAAAGGTAAAGATAGTGCTGAGGCTTATTGGAATCTTCATAAGATGACTGCCTTCGAATGGCAGCTGAATTCTTTTTCTGATCAAGATACGCCAGATATTATTTGTCAGAAGATGATTCCAATCATTGCAGCAGAAGAAGCTAACGTTAAGCGTGAGCTTTATATTAAAGAGTTGTCGCAATTCACGACAGTCTCTGCTGGTTCTATTGCTGCTGACGTAAACTCTATTCGTAATAATAAGTTTTCCGAGAGGCTTGAGAAAACAAAAGCCGCTGCAGAGTCTTACTTACGAGCTGTCACTGAAGATCCAGATGCTATTCGTTCTCATATTGCTAGCCATGAGCAGCAAGTTGAGCTTATCGAGAAAGAGTTCAAGCAAGACTCTATCGGTATCAATTATCAGATTAGCCGCTTCGAAGCTATTCAACAGTTAAGAGAAGAGAGTCAAGATGATGACTCTGCTACTTCTTTTAAAATGAACTACTTTAAGCAATTCGCTACTAATATGAATGGCGGTATGCCATGGACAACCGGCACCCTTATGTATGTCGGTGGTCGTGCTAACTCAGGTAAGACTGCTACTTGTTTGATGATTGCTACTGACGTTGCTTTGAGTGATGAGAATGCTCTTGTTATCATTCACTCTACTGACGACTCTTATGAACAAATTGAGCCTCGTATTAAAACTAATATCTATCGTATGACTTGTCCAGAAGGGCCAACTCTTACTATCGGTATGGTTGTTCAACCAAAGCTTAATCTTAGAGGAAGAGGCGAAGAATACTGGGAAGCTTTTAAGCGAGCTAATGAAACTTTCAGAGAGCTTATTGAGAAGGAGCGTTTGGTGATTATTGATAGTGAAGATGGCCCTACGCTATCAACACTTGAACAAAACTTACGCTACTATCGTAATAGATATCCTAATCGTAAAATTATGATGGTGTGTGATAATACGCACAATTATATTGAGTTTATGAATTTGGAACAATCTGCTCGAATGACTGCAATCTCAAATCAGCAAAAGAATCTCACTGTGAAATATCATGCTTGTATGATCGCTACCGCAGAGTATCGTAAAAATATGCCTATGGATCATAGCAAGATTAAACTTCCAGTAGATGATGACCTGGCAGATGCACGTGCTCTGATGTATCGTCCTAACGTTATCTGGCACGTATATAATGATATCCACGACCGTAAAGAACATGCCGAGATCTTCTGGCGTGATCCTGAAGGTAATATGCGCCCGAGGTTGCTCTTACACTTTACAAAGAACAAGATCTCTGGATTCAAGGATAAACTTATCCTTGATCTCGATCCTTCTACCGTAAGTCTACTTCCCATCGATCCAAAGCAAGCTTTGCGAGATGCGGAGACATTCAAAGAACTAAAAGAATCAGGCTACGTGCATACTGATGGTAAATCTATTAAGTATGTAGAAGCCGACGAATATGACGAAGGAGAGCTAAATGGCTAAAGATACTGACGTAGGAATCTACTTATACTCTGACAAAACCTTTTACTATCTAGAGGCTGGTGATAACTTCATTGGCAATACTCTAGATAGAGTCAGGAAGGCTTTAATTCAAAGAGGTAAGATCGTAGGACTTGTTGAAACTCCTCATAAGCAATCTTACGAAATGATTACTTTAAAAGAAGCAAAAACAAGAGATCTAAAAATGCAAGCTGTATATATCTCCAAGCATATACAACAGCTTGTTCCCGCCGATACTCCTAAGCAGAGAGGCTTTAAATGAATATTAAATATATTATTGTTTTATCTTTTTGCTTAGGCTTATTAGTGCCTATCCTATTTTGGCCTTCCAAACCAAACCCGGAGATTATCTGTAAACCAATACAGGAATCTCTCAATACTTGCAGTACTAAGGTACTTGAATCTTCAAAACGTTGTCTTCAAGACAAAGAAGCTCTCATTAATACTTGTAAAAAAGAAATGGATGAGTTCTGTGCAGAGAAGATTAAAGACTTAGAGTCTGTATGTAATGAAATTAATTGCCACTTAATGGAGATTCTATGTTTAGACAAATGATTCTATTTTTCTTTTTCTTAACTTCTACTGCTTATGCTCAGCCAGTAAGTAAAGACTTCAAGCTTAAACTTGGAAGCTACTCTGCTGATCTTACATTTGTTAAGAAAACTACTCGTGCTCCTTACGATGCTATTCTCTTTGATACTGCAAAGCTTGCTGAGTTAAAGCTTCACTTTGATTCACTAGACAAAGGCTTTGAGAAAGAGAAGAAGCTCCTTGTCGAATCTTGCATCGCTGAAACAGATGCTTTGATCTTTGAGAACTTTAATCTTCAAGATGCTTATGACAAGCTAAAAGACGAGTACACTCAAGAATCTACTCAGAAAAATACTTTGATTGCTTCTCTTGAAACAAAACTTGAACTTCAAGAAAGGAGTCATTCTAAGGAACGTACTTTCCTTTATACTCTCAGCGTAATCACTCTACTCTCTGGTGCTACTATTACTTATTTCGTGATTAAATGACTCATATAAAAGATCAAGATTTAATTACTGCCTCTTATTGTACAGAGCTATATAAATTAGGCGGCAACTATCTTGAGCTTTCGTTTTATCAAAGAGCAATTGTTGCCGGTATAAAAGCAGCATTTGAAAATACTAATGATGTGACTAACTTTGATAAGTTAGATATAGCTATTGGTAAGGCTATTACTAAAACTCTTTTATCAGATAAAAGATTCTCTATAACTCATCTTGAACATGAGCTGAGAACTTTACATGCTTATTGCGCCAACCAGGTCTATCAGTTCTTTAAGGTTTACCCGCCATCAGAATGGATAGTTGTAGTTAGCGAT